AATCTACCTATGGCAATATTGTCTGTTCCAGTTGTTATTGCATCACCAGATGTCAATCCAATTCCAATGTTGTTAGAACCAGTAGTCATAACAGTTAATGCAGATTCACCAATCGCAATATTACCTTCTGCTTGACCCGAACCACCACAAGCAAGTACCCCTGCACCTAATGCTAGTTGACCAATTGCAATATTCAAACAACCAGTAGTAGAAGCACCAAGAGCATTTACTCCGAATGCGATATTACAAGCACCAGAAGTCAATGCATCCATTGAAGTTACACCCAATGCAATATTACTACCTCCTGTTGTTACTCCTGCACCAAGTGCAAGGCGTCCTATTGCAACATTATCATCACCAGTTGTTGCTGCACCTAATGCATTTAACCCTGCAGCAATGTTATGGGTTCCACCCCCAGCAGTAAGTGCATCTCCAGCAGTACTTTGGAGTAGTATATTATGATCTGTGGGAGTACCCCTTAAATTTGCAAGTTCTCGAGCTTTAGACATGGGTTAAATCCTCTATAAAATTTAAATTCTTTGAAATGTGTGTTTCTTTTTATATTTATAACCGAAAGAAGTTAAACCACTATTTTCTCCAACCCCGATTTCTTCTTTTCTTCCTTGAACTTATCCCAACTCATTGTTGATTTTGTTCTTATTTCTTTTTCTTTTGGGTCTGTATTCAATTCTTGTTGTGCTTCTTCTTCAACATCATATAGTCTCATTTTAGCACGATCAATTCCCACTACAAAATTCCGATTTTTAACAGGGTCATTGTATCTATTTTTAAGTTGTTTTACCTTGATTTGATTGTGTTCTTCCAGTTCTTCAGTTGAAATTAACGCAAACATAAAATCAGCAGTCGCAGGAAGTCCAAACGATTCAGATGTATCTTCCAAACCCACATCAGAACTCATAAACCCTGCACGATTCAGTTGAGTTGCAGATACTATTGGAATGTTCCATTCTACTGCAAGACCTCGTAATTCTTCTGCAATGGCCTTGACCACAAAATACGACCCTGCACTAATGTTATTCTTGTATCTTGTTGATGTACAAAGATTTAAGTAGTCCATGAACAAAATGTCTGGTATAAACCCTCTCTTGATCTTCAGTTCGTTCATCAACGCACGAAAGTTATTTACAGATGCAGTTGCAGTAGGATACTCTTTGATAATCAATTTTCCTTTGATTTTTTTCTTGAGTTTGTCTACTTTTTTGTTGTAAACATCTCTTGAAAGTTCCTTGAGGGTATCAAGAGCAACATTCATAAGGTTTGCATCAATCCGTTCTGCAATCCGTTCCTCTGCCATTTCCAAAGTGATGTAAAGAACATTACGATTTTCTGCAAGACAGTTTGCAGCCATATGACACATGAATAGGGATTTTCCTATTCCAGTACCAGCAAGTGCAACATTGAGTGTTTTTCGGGGAAGACCACCGGCTGTGATCTTGTTGAAATATTCTAAATCGAAAGGTATTTTCTCTTCTTTTCTTCGATAAAACTCAAACCGCTCCACAGAATTATCAAGATAATCATGGCCGATATGAACATCGAAGCTAACAGAAAGAGCATCAGACAAGATAGTAGGGATAGCGCTTTTTGTAAAATTTGATTCTTTAGTTTCGTCAAAAATCCCAATTGAGTCTGTGATTGCGTTATATAAGGCCTTGTCTTGACAGAACTTTTCTGATCGTTCCAATAACCATGATAAATCTTCTTTTTCGTTCTTTTCATGAACTTTTTCTGTTTCTTTTAATAGTTCCGTTGTTGATTGAAAAGTTTCGTCTGTAAGATCATTTCGTTCACCCAATTCTATAATAATCGCTTCTTTTGTTGGCGGATTGGAATATTTGTTGAAATATTTCTTTATTTCCTGAAAAACAACTTTATCTGAAAATTGAGGAAAATATTCATCTTTGAAAAATGGAAGTGTTTTTCTTGCATACTCTTCATTATATAACAGGCTTCTGAAAATTATATCTTCTAGTCGTTCCATCCTCACTTTCCTTTTTTTGTTTTTCTAATTCTATATTAAGAACATGAATATAAATTTGTCCCAAAAGAGATTCAAATGCTTCTCCTATTTCATCTGTAAATTCCTTGTCCTCTAAATCGGGTGGAATTTTAATCATGTCATATTCAAATCGAACTTTAGAAGTACCATCATCATTATCTTTGTCTGCCATTTGAAATCGACCATACGCAACATCAATTCCTGCAAATGGGCCTTTTTCTATTCTAACACAAAGGCGTTCCTTTTCCTCTGGGTCTGGAACTCTACTGTGATACTTCTTGATCTGTTCCGGCGTCATCTCCGCCGGAATCTCCATCTGTTCTACCATAAGTATACTCTATTTTTGCGTAATTGTCAAGTTGATTCAGTATATCCTCTGTAAAATATTTCTCAGGCTCTTTGAGGATTTGTTTTCCAAACAGTTTTGACCCATCTGGGAGTTCATATCGAGTTGAAACTTTTTTGAAAATTCCTGCAGCTTCAGCCATTTCCAATAGCCCATGATACTTGTGCAACCCATCTCGATATGTCAAAAGAACATCAACCATTTTATTCTCTTTAGTCAATCGTGATTTCTGCATCTTACAATGAATGATATTTCCGATTACCTCTGTTCCTTCTTTTTCTTTTCGTTTTGACAGGAATACAATTGAAGAGGCGGCATAACGCATTGCAGATCCACCACCCATAATTTTTGTAGGGAACATCACACCTATTTGATCATAAACATGATTAGTTACAATGAGTGGAATGTTGACCTTTGCGAGCATTAATGTCAATACCCGAAATGTTCCCTTGAGAACTTGAGCCTTTGTCATATCTCTTTTTCCAGTATCTTCAGAAATGTCCGACATTTCTTTTGTAGTTGACAACATTCCCAAAGAGTCCAGACATATCATCATCGGAGGCCGTTCCGATTCATCCGTTTCTCCATGTTTCTCTAAAATCTTAACTACTTGATGACGAAATTCTTCTACCGTTGCAACTGGAATATGAAATACTCTAGTTATATCAATTCCTCTTTCTTTTAACATATCTTTTGTCAATGCAGATTCCGATTCAAAAAAGAATACTCCTGCATCTGGTTTAGTGTCAAGAAAATGTTTAATTATTCCAAGTGTAAAGAATGTCTTTCCTGTAGCCGATTCTCCTGCAAGTGCAGTAATCTTATTTGCAGGAAGTCCACCATATATCGAACCAGACAAAAGTGCATTAAACACATAAGATCCTGTATCGATATATTGTGTTACATCTCCCCCAAAAATTCCATCATCGACCAAACTACCATATTCGTTTCCTGTAGCCTTGGCCAATTCTCTCATGTAATTATTGCTCATAATTTTCCTTTCAATTTTTCAAAATCCATGTGGTTCACCCCAATGATGTATTATCTGACCCAACCAACACATCCATATTAAATTTCTCCAAAACCATGTTACATAATATGCTTCTAACATTCTGCACCCATCTCTTCGTTATAATTTCCCTTGAGTGGAATTACGTGTCTTACTCCACCTTTTGGGTCTTTCATGTCGCCTTTTCTTCGTGGAATCATATGTACATGAGGCCACATTACTGTTTGACCTGCAGCTACTCCATTATTAATCCCCACATTAAAGGCACCCCATTTATTATCAAAAATACCTTTTACTCCCCAATCGTATGCGTGTTCAAAACATTTTGTAATATCCGATCTTTGTTTTATTGATTTCGGAACAAATAACAAATGACCTTCTGTTACTGGAAATCCATCTTTGAACACTATCATATTTTCATCTTCGTATATCATATTTTTACGTGGCCATGGCGCATCTCTATACGAATTCAGTTGATCATTTTTTAATTTCATTTCATTCTCATTTCTTGTATTTCATCACAAAGACCCAATTTCTTAGCTTCTTTCGGATTTAACCACACATCATGTGCAGGCATAAGTTTTTCACGAATTTCCTTATCTTTCAATTTGGTACATTTTTTATAATGATTCATTAATCGTATAGTAGTCAAATCAAATTCCTTAACACGAGCAAACAATTCGTGTTCTTTCCCCCAACTACCCCACGAATATTGATGAGATAGAATTGATGTATTTGGTGTAAGAATCCGTCTACCTTTCGTTCCAGTAATAAACATCAAAAGACCACAAGATGCAATCATTCCCATTCCAATTGTACGTATCGGAATTTTAGATCCCATCATAACATCGAGCAATGCAAAACACGCATTCAAATCTCCGCCAGGAGAACAGATCCCCAAAGTCAACTCTTTGTGTTTCTTTTCTTTAGCAAAATTCGCTGCAATAATCCAATTAATTATCGGATTCATTGATTCCATAGTTACATCTCCCATGAATACATGAACCCCCCTTTGAAACAATTCTGAATCTGGTGCTTCTGAACTTTGTGGTTTTTGTCCTTTTTCTTCATCTTCTGTCATTTTT